ATTAATTCTGTTCCGCAATGCCAACAATTCATAGTATCTTCCCTTTGTTTTTACCTTGTTTAAGTTTGTATCTTTGAGTGCCATTAGCACCAATATTAACTTCTTTACGCAAAAATTTAAACATATTCATTTGTTTAGCTTCTTCAAACTTTTCTTGAACATATCGTAAAACTTTACCTTTGTTTGCTTTTTCACGTGTACTCATATTAATCAATTTCATCTAAATGATTTTTAAGCATATCTAACACCCAAGGATTATCTCTAAACACACCTATCATAAAATTGGATAATTGATTTACAACAAGCTCTTCAGCATCTTCTTTAAACAAAGGACCATTGGCTTGATTTAATCCTGCAACATAAACTGCAGCATGCATAATTTCATGAAAGGTTGTGTTAGCTCTCTCTTGCCCACATAAATCATGTTGTATGTATATGACACCATCTCTGTAATGATACTCACCATAACTTTCGGTCATCTCATCTTTTTTCCAATCAGGTCTTACATACTTAATTTTAATATCTCTATAACCAATCTTTACTTTGTCTGGTAACCCTTTTACTTCAATTGGTATTATTTCACTCTTTCTTTTTTGATGTCTATTTATTTTTCTTCTTTTCATTTTTCTTTCCTGTTAAGTTTTAAATATATACATTTATACACATAATGTCGATTTACATATATAGATATAATTTTACAATATCATAAGCGCTGAAACCAAATTAGAAAAAATATTTGTGTATTTGTAACTTTTCGTCTATTAGTAAGCAATGCCAACACTTCCCGCCTACACAAATTGGTTACAAATACACAAATATCGTCTCGAAGGCTCTAGAAGTGTTATTTGGCGCCATTCTCTGGTTACAAAAAAGCGCGACAAAATGTGCCAACTCTCGTGTAGGTTGTATAATTCACCCCTTTTCACCCGCCGCTCGCCTCTCGATTCTTGCCTCCAGATTGTTTTTTGTAACTTTGTAACGAGTAAAAAGCGTCTACTCTTTTTAACCATTCCCATTTGTGTTGCCTAAATTTTGCCCCATTTATGACAAATTTCTGAAAGAATAAGTCCGGAGTACACATCAATATTACACCTTGTTCAATTTGGGTTCCATAAACCTGATCATGCGCAGTAGCATAGGCTACTAGCTGCAGATAATAGTCACCAATATATTCTTCTCTTTTAGGCTTGTTCGATTGCTTAAAATCAATTATACTTTCGCGTCCCTGATAAATCCCACATAGATCCGTAGCACCAGCATACAATCCAGGATAGTGTAGAACACACTCAGAACCCCAAATTTCGCTTAAGTCAGGTAAACCCTTCTCAATGATTACTTTTGCCATTCTCTCAGCCTGTACGCCTTCGTCAGTAAGGTCTAATAGGCCTTCTCCAAGGATATACTTCTCTAAATAACTATGTAAAGCTGTGCCTCTAGTTGCTGCCTTATTCTTGACACTTTCTGCTTCAACTGCTCCTACTCGTTTTTTCCACTTAGCAATAGCCTCTCGCTTCTGGTCGCTTTCTGTGCCAGACAAGATTGTAGTTACAGACGGTAGCTTCTCTTCACCAACGTCGTAGTGTCTTTTATTATTAATCAGCTCTCTTATAGATTTCGGATACTTGTATTTTTTATTCCACTTCATTTATCTCCTTTAAAGAATTTTTATTATTCATAATGTTTCAGTACTCTCATCGCTTTATCAATTTTATTTTTCTCTCTCATATAAGGCAATATTTTTTTTAATGCTTTACAAGTTTGTCGGTGAGTTGTTTGCCATCTTTTTTGAGGTTTACCCATTTCACCATTCATTTTAAGTCTAGGTTTAATATCTATAACATTTCCAATTTTCATAAATTTATGTATATCTTTTATGATATCAAAATCAGTGTTACATATTTCCATTCTAATAGTGGTACAATTGTATCTTTTTTTTGCCACAGGATTAAACTTCATACATTTACCCATTATAATAGAACCTTCTCCATCTAGAAAAGAGGCTACATATCTTATGTCCATTGGTTTTAACTTATGTTTTTTCATTTATCTCCTTTAAAGAATTTTTTACAATGTAAAGCAAACTTCTCATCATCTAAGTGGTTTGCAAAAAGGTTAAGTAAAGCTTTGTAAGCTGCGCCACCCTTGTATTCATTATCTCGGTTAATTTTTTTAAATTTTATTTTATGTTTAATACTCATTACCAAATCTTTCATTGTAAAAACCTAAATATCTTTTCGCAATATTAGGTGTCACACTACCTTTCATATTATTAGCTTTCCAAGAACAAAACATTAAATTGAGTTCACTATAAGGCAAACTACTACTTATTCTATCTTTAGATATATTCGTGTCAGTCTTCATACCTTTTCCTTTTTTTCTCGTCATTTCTACATTTAAATAAGGACACCTAATTCCATATGTTTTTTGTTGTTCAACCCAACAATTAAAAAATTCATCATAGTTTTTAAACTCACAACCATGTTTACTTTTTTTAACATTTTGCCACATCTCAATAAAATATCCTCTCTCAGTTTCTTTATAAGCAATATCTCTTTCTCTTTTAATTTTTTGATAGTTAGGACGAGACTTATATTTTTTACTTGTTTCATTTACACATCCAATACACTGAGACCTATAATTACTATAAGTAGTTGAACCACGTTTTTTTTCTATATAAAAATACTGGTCGTTTCTTGGAAATTCTTTCTTACATTTATTACATATTTTATTTAATAAAGTAGAGTTAACGTATTTTTTTCTAAGACTCACGTTTGTATCCAGTTCCGTTTTTTCTGTTGGCCCATCTTTTATTCCAGGCGTATACACTCATTTTACTTCCAATATGTTCCATCCAACCTAAAGGTATGTCTATAAATTTTTTATAGATATATTTAATATCATCTATTAAATCAGGTATCGTTTTAATCATAATACGCCTCACTAACTTGCTTGACGTTATATTTATTAACTAACTTAGTCGCTAGTCCAAACTTACCTTTTCCTCTACACTTCTTAATAAGATTCAACAGCTTAAACGTGAACTTATTATTCTCTCTTTCCTGTATCATTTGACTCATGCTTTTGTTTTGCATCTTCCTCCTTTTTTAATTACAACGCACCACTATTTCTAAATTGTTTTAGTTGATCTTCTATTTGTTTACTTAATTTCTTATTATCGATTCTTAATTCTATAATCTCATTTGTCAGTTTGTTTACATGTTCATGTAAGTATTTATTTCTATCTACCCATACTTGTTTAGGTACATCTGCATTTAAATATTCTTCATGTTCACTCATTACTTCTTTTTTTGTAGCTTCATATAACTTATCTGACATTTTATTTTTCTCCTTTTAATTTATCATACGCATGTTTTTTTATATCTTTCTTTGTTTTCATAATAGTTACTGCATCAATTCCATTATAAGCTTTTATAACAGGACTTTGTGATACTACGGTGCCACCTATACTAGATATCAATAATATCTCACTGCAACTTGTCAGTGCCAAAACCATTGCTATCATAATTAGGTTCTTCATTTATCTCTCCCGCTGATTTGCATTTTGTACATTGAATTGTAATTTTCTCACTTTCTGTTTGGTCTTTCCATATCCTTCGATATCCATTTCCCATACATCTATCACAAATTTTACGCTCCATTTGGTAACCATTTGTTTACTTTATCTTTTGCTTTTCGAAAAATATATCTTGGATCATATCCTGCAAATTGGCAAACGTCACAAAAATCTTTGTTATATATATCTACCCATTCTAACGCAGATCTCATTTCACCGTAGGTTAAAGGCAAAGCATTATATTTTTTAGAACATGCTTCATACACACCTTGAGATAAAACAGCTTTCCATAGTTTTTCTTCTGGTGTTAATTTTCGTTCTAAAAATACACCGTTATTTACTAAGTTTACCATTTAATTTTCTTGCTTTCTCGTTTACTAATGTTTTTACTACTTGACTACGACTAAGTTTTACGTCAGGCGCAATTTTAGTTTGTAACTTTGTTATTGTCGAGTATGTTTCTTTGTCGACAGTAATGTTTTTGTACTTGCTAAAGTCCGTCATCTTATGTAACCTTTCTTTTATTATTTTTATTTCTTATTTATATAGGACATTAACTGAAAATATACAAAAGGTCAAATGAAATTTTTACTAATTATGACAATATGTTCCAGTATATATCAAACCTGTATGCCCCCAAGAGAAGTACCTCCCATGTATGATACATATATAGATTGCATGATTTCAGGTTATGAAAAAAGTTTATATCTAATAAAAGAGCTTGGTCCTATGGTAGAAGCTAGCCGTTCAACAATACATTTTCAATGTAAACAAATGATAGGTGTTTAGATTTTATCTAGGTTCGTCTCCACCACATACATAACCAATAACTTTTTTATCTTTATACACATGATAAGTTCTACTTTGAAACAATGTTGTCTTTCTATTCTCTATTTGTACTACATTTGTATGAAACCAACTACTACAGGTTGTATGTATTTCAAACGTGTCTAATTTTATATCACCTCCAAATGTAAGATACATTAAGGTAATCATTATAGGTTTCATTACCTACCTTGACCGCGATATTTTTTAATTTTCTTTTTTTTAGGCCCTGTTTTTTTAGAAATTCTACCTTTACGTTTTTTAGGAGTTGTTTTAGTGTAGTTAGATACACCATATAAATTACCTTTTTTCTTAGCCATCTGATTCTTCTATATCTATCTTTTTTTCTTTTTCAATAAATTCCATGTCTCTATCATCAAGTTTTAAATACTTAATGGATCCATTTACATATTGTCTTGTATCTTCACCACATAATGTACATTTGTAAAAATCTGTAACAATAGCTACTAATAGAGTATCTTCGTTACAATGTGGGCATTCACCATGTACAGTATCAATATATCCAATTTTAAAAGTTTTCATAAATTTAACTTACTACCTTACCATCTTTCCATTTCATATCTGGAAGACCGTTTTCATATTTTTTACCATCGTATGTTAAAACTTGTTTTCTGTTAGCGCCATTTTCATTATAACTTACGTGGACCCACCCCCCTGCTGGATCTTCGGGGTCAAAATACTCCATGATCAATTGGTCAAAATCGACGTTGTTTTGTAGCCAATAAGCAATTTTAATATTAGGTATAGATGCTATTTCTAGGTCAACGGCCTGGCCGAGTGCGTGCTGCGATGTTTTTTTGCTACCGATCGCTTCACATAAAGCTTCACTACGATAGCCGCTGGTAATTGTAATTGGTAAATCAAAATGTGCTCGTAGTGGTTCTAAAATTTTATAACAAACGTTTTCTAAATTTTTTATATCTCCAGCTCCAGGTTTATTATCAATACCCTTCCTGACAGCTGTCATCGATTTGGTCATCTCTTCAAGTTTAAAGTGTTTAGATAATATCATGATTTATTGTTTAAGACTGTAGTATATTATTAAACATACTGCAATGGTCGCAATAATTGTATTTATAGATAAAAAAGGCCCCATTATCCTAGGAATTACTGATCGTCTTCTTGGAAATATTGTTGTACATAACTAACATACAACCTAATTCTTCCGGCTGTTGCACTGTTAGGTATAACATTAACATATAATCTTGTATCCGCTTCTTGAAAAGATTCAGCGCTAGCTCCGTAAAAAGTATCTTCTGCTACTTGAGAAATTGAAAAAGGACCAAATGCTGTTGCTGAAACAGCAACACTAGTGCCTATATTATTATCTGATATTGCATTAGTGCTTCCTAAATTTGTACCACCCAAAGTAACTGCAGTAGTATTAGAATTAGCAAATGCTGTTTCTACTATAAGACGAGCATCAACTATATTACTATATTGAGGTATAACAATTCCTGTATCAAAATCTGTGCCACTGTTAAAAAATATTTTCTCTGAAACTTGAGTATTAAGAACCCAACCTTCATTTGCAACTCTTCCTGTTGTAGTACCTGTTGTATTTTGTACAGTTCCAGTTAAAACAGGTCCACTGAAATTAGTTGTAATTGGTTTAGCCATATTATTCTAATATTAGCGCATTTATAGAAAAAGATCCATCTATATTTTTCTCTAATTGTGCTTTAGATTTAATGCATTTAAACTCTACATTTTCAGAGATATTACGACTAGCATGACGTTTACCCTTTAAACATTCAGACATAGAGGGTTGTATTCTATGCTCTTTAATATCAGGTCCTACAAACATTAATAATGCTACAATTTCAGCAATCATTAGTGAGCTCCATTTCCATTTTTTCTAACTTTATCTTTTAATTTCTCAACGTCTAATAGAGTTTTCTCTAATTGATCCCTTATAAATTGTATATTAACTTTGTTGGTCATATTTTGTTCTTGTGTCTTT